ATTTAAAGATAATCTAAAAGATATTAGATCAGAACCTCTATATCCAAGTGTGAACAAATGAATGATTCCAACCTTTTCTAGTTCTGCAACTGCAACTCTTTGAAGTCTTTGAATAGTTCTTGCAAATCTAATATCTTTTTGTGCAAGAGTTGCTTTATCTTCTGATGCTCCATCACCTCTAATTAAATAAGACATTGGAACTTTAAGAGCAGCAAATAACTTGTCTCTTAAATATTTAACGTCTTCAATAGCAGAAGTAAATTGACCACCTGGGAGAGCATCAATTTTATTATTATTAACACCACCACGAACTGGAATGAAGTAATCTTCGTCAACAGAAAGTGGATTATATCTTAAGTCAACACGACCAGTATTTTGATCTACAATTTGATTTCTTTTCATTGTAGTCATTACACGTTGCATGAATTGTTCTACTTCTTGTGCTGGTATATTTCCAACATCAATATAAAAAACTTTTCTTTCTGGTGAACGTGTTATTCTGTATGCCATCATTGCATCTTCAAGAAGTGTTAATTGTCTCCAAATTCTTCTTGCTGAGTCTAATACAGATGTTCCATATGGTGAATATTTATCGTTTCCAAGAATTCTAAAATGTGCAACTTGCCAATTTTCTAATGTTAAACCAGCAGAGTTCCATTGAAATTGAACATAATTAGGATTTGTATTATCTTTACCATCCATTCTTTCTATTTGATTAGATGGAAGACCAATAGCAGATTTGATTCCCAAAGTTTCATCTATATCTAAATAAAGAAAATAATCTCCATATTTACACATATTTCTACACCAACTAAACAAGTTTGACTCTAAGTTTAGGGTTTTGTTATATAAGTTATGAAGAATAGTTTTAATTTCTTCATTTGGACATTTTATAGTGAGCATTGGTGTAAGCTCATTGGAAGTTGTCATTTCATCAGCATAAATATCAAGAGCAGAAGCAATCTCTGGCATGTACTCCATCTGATCAAAATCAATATATCTATCTGCTCTGTTTTGATTACTCATCATCTTAGATGAGAAGTTTTCATATGGGTTATAAGCAGATTTTTTAAATTCTAAGCCACCAGCAGAGGTAAACTTTTGTCCAAATTTATCCATTTGGTTTCGTTTATATCTGCTTTGAACTGATTGATTATAATTTACAATTGGACCAGAAAAAAGTTTAGTTAATCTTTTAAAAAGTTCTGAATCTTGATTCTTGGTGTTTTTTTGATTTTTATCTGCCATTTTTTATCCTTTGAATACCCACATAAATTCTTGGTATTGTTGTTTTGCTTCACTAATAGATATACTCAAATCTCTATTGTATCCTTGCATACCTTGAATTTTCGTATCTATAATTGTATTACTTTTTGTGATTCCTGTCAACATTGCTCTTTTATATTCTAACTCTCTTGCGTTTTGTTGGAATACTGTATCTTTGATCCAACAAGCAATAGCAAGTGACATAACCAAATCATCATTGTATCCATTCATTGCTTGTGCTCTTCCAGCTTGCCAAATGAATGTATTTAATTCATGCAATGTTCTAATAGAATTTAACTTAATAGTTTTATTTCTTATGAATTCTTCTAGTTTAGCAATGATAAGTGGTCTTGTTTTGTGAGAAGTTGTAAAACCTGGAACTGTATTTGTTGTTCCTTGTGCAGAAATCTGATCAACATATTCAGCAGATCCTTTCATAGAATAGTATATGTTTGGATAATTTCCATCCAACATTTTTTCTAATACAGAAAAACCTAAATTATTATTTTCTACAACAACCATACAGTTGCCATATTCTTTTCCTGCTGTTATTAAAAGTTGTGAAAAATCTTCTAATGTTATTTTGCCTTGATATTCAGCAACAACTTCCATAGTATCAAGATTTAAAACATGAAATACTGAATTATCTTTTCCATCCCCACGGGCTGAGTCTGCTACAATAACATAAGAATGTTCTGACTTGTGTTCTTTCCATATCCAATAATTTCTATCAATATAAGTTCTATGTTTTGGTTCACTTGTATTTTTTTCTAGATATTCTAATTCTTCTGGATCAATTACTGTTTCACCAGATGCATTGAAAGAGCATTCATATTCTTGTGCTATTTCTCTCTTAGACATATTTTTGGTTTCTTTTTCAAACCAATTTTGATCTCTATTAGGATGTACTGACCAGTGAAGTCTTATTGGATGAAAATCATTAGTTCCTGTTTCTGCATTTATAAATGTTTGATGAAACCAGTTACCAACACCATTTGGAGTTGAAATAGCTATGCAACGACCACCAGTTGCAAGTGTAGGGTAAACACCTGTCCATAGCTCTGCCATTTCTGGAATAAATGCAGCTTCGTCTAGAACAAGCAAAGATAAAGCTTCTGAACGACCAGCATCACCAGAAGTCGCAGAAGCTTTAATTTGAGAACCATTTGTTAGTTCAAAAGAATTTCTATTGTCTATGGCAACATCTGCTATCATTAGCCAAGGTGGTAAACTTTTAATAATATATTTAACTTTTTTAACTAAGTTTGAAGCAGATAATAATTTAGTTGCAAGAATAAGAACATTCTTGTCTCTGTGAAACAACATGAGCCAAGCAATATAACCAGCAACAATTGTAGAAAGACCTAACTGACGAGCTTTTAAAACTACATTAAATCTGTAGTCTTTCATATCTTTTAAAACATCATCTTGGAATTCAAATGTTCTAAAAGGTATTGGACCTTTTTGTGTATCAGAAATTTTAGCGTATGTATTTAAAAAATAAACTGGATCTTTACCGCACTTTAAAATTTCAGATTGTATTTCTTGTTTTGTAAGTTTGTAAGCGGTAGCCATTTCATTTTATTCTTTCTTATCTTTTGGTCTTGTATCGTTTTCTGGTCTTTTATTTTTGCTATTTAAAGCAAGGAACTTTTTAGTTACTTCTCTTGCCGTATCTACGCTTGGCTCACCAATTGGAAGTACAGAATCATCAAAAGAAGTAATTTCAAATTCTTGATACATTAATAAATCTGTTCTAGTTCTGGAAATTGGTTGAACAAATATATCAACTTCTTTAAGAGATTTTAAAGATAATGTGTTACCAGTTATTTTTTTATATTCTTTTTTAAGAAACTTAAGAATGTTAGCCATAGTTTGTTCCATTTCGGATTCAAATTTTGCACCTTTATGAACTTCTTTTAAAGATATTTCTGATTGGTAATTCACACAAAGTTTGTTACCTTTAAACTTTACTTTAAAACCATCAATAACTCTTGAATCAAGTATTGGATCGCCTTCTTCTCTACGAAGTCCAATTTTTCTTTCTTCTCCATCGGAGTTATATTTTCCTACGTGTGAACCATCGTATGCATTTGCAGCAGCTTGTGCGATACCTTGGATTATTTCAAGAGTTGTTGCCATTAAATAGTTCCTCTTTCTTTGTCATATGTATAAGCATTACTAACAGAATTCATATTGTCTTCCATTTGGGATATTTTTGTTTGCATCCATTCTGGTAAATTTTCACCATCTGTTATTTGTCTTAAAAGTTCTAATGCTTCTCTTGCAATGGTATGTAGTTGTCCTTTAGACATATACCCTTCAAAATCTAATTCTGGGTCTTGGCCTTTTACACTACCATCAAAACCAGTTTGTTCAGAGTGAAATTCATTTACCAAAGAACGTTCCCATTCTTCCTTAATTATTTGTCTTAATTCGCTTCTTTTAATTTTTACTATCATTTGGCCTCCACCCTTTTTCCCATCTTTCTTCTCTTCCTTCAACCCATTTTACATAGCATTTGAAGCAACAATCAAATCTGTTTATATATAAATCATCTTTGATTTCAAAAGAATAAATGTTACAAACTGGACAAGTTCTTTTACTGTCTTTATTAAGTAGTTTTTTAGAAATAAAAATACCATCAATATTCAACTTTTGGTCTTTTTCTTGTTCTTTAATTTCTTTTTTTGTTAATTCTTTTAATTGTTCTAAATATTCTTTCTCTTTTTCATCGTTCCAATAATGTTTTGGATTTGCAATTGTGTCTTCACCATATTTTTCTGCAATAGCTTTTTCTATTTTTGCTACTTGATTCCAATCTTTTTCTTTCATTATTTACCTATTGTTTTTATTTTCTGGAAACCATTTCTGATCTCCTCTTCTATAATTTTTACACTCTAACCATTTTTTCTCATCCGTAAAAGATGGATCATACCACCTTAAATAGTTATTTGGTAATAGATAATAATTTCCGTCTTCTAGTGCTGTTAAATGAAGTGGCTTATGTTGTTCTGGGTATCTTGAAAACCCGTCGTACCAATCAATTGTTATTCCTGTGGCGACACCCTTAATATTGTGTTGAAAATATTCAACTTCTATTCCTTCAAGATGTTTCATCATAAATACATCTATGTTAGTACCCATATTTCCCCAAGGCTGCAAATGACCAACTTTTTTAGATACGGGATTTGGTGTATGATGTATCGCATGTAGTGGTAATCCTGTCCAATGAGCACCAGTTTCAAGCAATACATGACTTAATAGAACTTCTCCTTCTCTGGCAAATACTGCGTGCCAAATGCCTTGCGTATAACCATCATTTAGACCAAGATATTTATTGTCTACAAAAACATATAAATGATATGGTAAATTAGCGTGCCTACTCATTTAAAATATAAAATGCTCCATA